ATCGCCGACTTCAGCGGGGTGGCGCCCTGGCCGAGCCTGCGCGCGATCCCGGACGCCTCGACGAGGGTGTACACGTCATTACCGCCGGTGTCCCACCGCGGCGACCACGACGCGACCTCGCCCGAGAACCGCACCCTGCGGTTGGTGATCGTGGCGGGGCTGCCCAGAGTCCAGGTGCGCCCGGCCGAGTCGGCAAACGAGGTGGTGCCGCTGCTCTGTACGGTCCAGTCGGGGTTGGCCACCACCGTGCCAGCGATGCCGTCACGCAGCTGGAATGCGTGTGCCTTCCCTTCCGGGGTGGCCTCAGACGCGGAGGTGACGTTCCCGACCTGCACCGCCGCCGTCGAGGAGAAGATGCTCGTGGTGCCAGCCGTGGTGACCGCTGGCCCCAGCTGCGTCCACGTGCCCGACAGAGAAGGGGCGGTATAGAAGGTCACGGCGTGCCCGGACGCGCCATTGTTCACGTCCAGCGTCGCCCGCACCGCCAGCCTGCCCGACCCCGGCACCACCACCGGCACTGTCGACGAGCTGCTCAAGGTGGCCGTGCCGTTCGCCGACCACACCAGCGTCAACAGCCCCGTCTCCTCCACAGCGAACAGCCACGACCGCTGCCCGGCCGCCCCCCACTTACCGGCCAGCTCGACCGCGTCACCCGCGTTGGTCCACGGCGTGACCGTCGCGTCCACCCGAACATCGATATCCCCGGTGATGTCCAGGGACGCGTGGTCGGCGGTCGTGCCGTACCCGTCCGTCCCGAGGTCGAGGTAGCAGTCCCCCTCCAGCACGCTGACGCGGATCGGGGTGTTACGGCCGATCAGCCCGTAGTGCGCACCCTCCGGGTTCCGCGGCGAGTAGTCCCCGCTGCGGTTGTCCAGGGTGAGCTGGCAGCGGGTGGTGTCGACCTGCTGCGCCTCGTCCGAGCGGCCGCGGCCGATGCGGATCTGGTCCCGCGCGTACACATTCGACGTGACCTCGGTCCAGCCGTTCAGGTCAAACTCGACCTTGAGGCCCAGCGGGTCCTGTGGAAACGCCATCTCACGCCCTCCCCAGAACGGCCTGAACGTCGCCGCCGCGGGTGCGGACGGCGTTGCGCAGCGGGTCGATCATGACGTCGGCGAGGTGCCGCCCACCGATGTGGAGCTGGACCACGAACGGCCCGCCGCCCCAGCCGCCACCGGCCGGGGCCTGCATGATGCGGCGGGAGTCGCCGTGCGGCCGCACCCTGGAACCGGCAGGCAGATCCAGCAACTCCCACCCCCGCTCACCCACCGCCGTCAACCCGCCACCGGACACACCGCCCGCAGCCTTGCCCTTGATCCCCAGCACCTTCTTCAGCGACTTCGCGAAGCTCTTCGCCACGTCATCCATCACCGATTCGAGGCGCTTCTTCTGCTTCTCCAGGCCCTTCACCAGGCCCTCCGCGGTCTTGATCCCGGCCCCGTACATGGCCTCCGCCGTGACCGTGCCGGCCTTCTTGGCGTTGCCGGCGATCTGCTTCTGCAACTCGTTCATCCGCCGGATGTCCGAGCCGGAGGCGCCCATCAGGGCCTCCGCAGTGCGCAGCCCGCCGCCCTCCAGCCCGGCGCTCGCGATGTCAGCGAGGATGTTCTTGTCCAGGCCACGGCCCTTCAGGGTGTCCAGCGCGCCGGCGAACGCCTTGGACTGGTCCCGCACGCTGCCGAGGTGCGACATGATCCCGGCCACGGACACCCGGCCGCCCTCCTGCTGGGCCAGACCGGTGATGTTCCCGGCGTTCTTGATCCCAGACGCGACGCTGTCCCGCAGCTGGTTGAAGGAGTTGCGCAGGTCCGCGAGCTTGCCCTTGGCCTTGTCCAGCTCTGCGGACACCTTGTCGTGGGCCTTGGCGTTGCGCAGCAGCGACCGCCCGGCCGTGTCGAGGGCGCGCATCAGCCTGCGCTCCGTGCCGCCGTGCGTGGCCTTCGCGATGTTGGAACGCCACTGGTTGAGGGTGTTGACCAGCGCGCCCACATCGGACGGGCGCGCGAGGGCGGACCGCAGCTCGTTGCGCTGGTACCCGGCAGCCTGCCCGAACCGGGAGATGGTCAGATCCCCCACCAGACCCTTACGCGCCTCCCGCTCCGCCTTCGTGACACCGCCGCGGGCAAACTTCTCCAGCCCGTACCCGAACCGGTCGGCCACGTCCTCCAGGATCGCCACTGACCGGCCGCGCTTCGCAGGTGAGAGCGGAATGTACGCCTCGCCACCAGTCTCCGGCTCCGCCCACAGACGCATAGTGGGCTGCGCGATCTCCGCAACATGCCGCTCAGAGCCCTCCCGGAACGCCTTGATCGCCCCGTAGATGTTGCCGTCCGCCGATCTGCCCGCCGTCGACCCGTAGTACGTACCCGACGGCGGCCCGCCAGGGCGACCAACCACCCGATACGACGTGATGTGAATGTTCTCGGTGACCTTCTTGAAATGCCACGTCGTCGACTTGTTCCCGGGCAGGTTGTTCAGGCTGGCGAGAGCCTGCGCCAGCTTCCTCTTCAGGTCGGAGATCTCACCCTTGATCTTGCTCTGCTTGTCCAGTGGGGCTTTCTTCAGCCGCTGCTTGGCGTCGGTGATCTTGTCCTTCAGATCCTCGATGTTGCCCTTCAGCCGCGCGGTCTTGTCCGGCGTCTTGAGGATCTGCGACGCCAGTTGCTTGGCCTGCTCCTTCGTGAGGCCCATGGCCTGCGCTGACTTGATCAACTGGGCGCGACCTCGGTCGTAAATCTGGAACGCCCGAGTCCAGTCGCCATCGGACTGACGCGCTGCCGCCGCCGCCTCATCGGTCTTCGTCGCCAAATCCTGCAACGCCGTTGCCGCCGCCTGAGCCTTCGGCGAGTTCACATCCAAATGCCCATTAACCATCCTGAGCACATCGCCGTTATCCCGGGCGGCCTTGGTAGCGGCATCGATCGCGGCCTCGAACCCGATCATCCCGCCCAGCCCGGCACGCTGAACGTCATTCAGCGCCTGGATCGCCCCGCGCAGCCCATCCGCAGAGCGCTTCTGCGCATCCAACTTCTCGGCGGTCGCCAGCGCCGCCTGCCCGAACAGGCCCTGAGAGTCCGCGATCAGCTGCTGCTCAAACGCCTGGTCCTTCAACGCTTCCCGATAATCACCGAAAGCCCGCTTCACCTCCCCGACATCACGGCCCTGCTCCCGGTACTTCTTCATCAGCCGCTCCACCGCAGCCGCAGCGAGGTCGGCGTGCCCACCCTTGACCGTGTTCGCCAGCGCCTCATCCCAGGCGTTGAGGCTCTCCTTGCTGCCCTTGAGACCCTGGTCGAACTCCTCCCACAGGCCGCCGGTCCACTTGGACAGGAACTCGTCGACCTGCCCCACGACGCTGGGATTCGTCACCTCGTGAACGGCGTCGGCCAAGCCGCTGAGCCCACTGCCGAACAGGCGGGCACCCTCCCCCGTCATCCTGCCGGTGCTAGCGAGCCGGGCAAGGGAGCGCTCCAACTTGTCCACATCAGCCGGAGCCTTCTTGCCGATGTTCGACAACTTCGCCAGTGCCACCGCCAGCACCGTCACCCCGGCCACCACAACGGTGGTCTTCGCCGCCGCCGACAGCCCAAGGAACGCCGCACGCAGCCCAGCGATACCACCACCAGCAGTCACCGCCGCCGCCCGGAACGCCACCAGCCCCCGCGTCGCATTCCGCAACGCCCCACCCACCGCCGCCACCCCGGCCGCCGCCAAGCCGAACAATTTGAACGTGGTGTACGCCTGGATCACGGCCGACAGGAATTCACTCGGGATGGCGTTGACCAGCTTCGCTAGGGCGTTGACCAGCCCGAGCGTGGTCACACCGAGGTCACCCATCGACCCAAGGATGTGCGCCGTAGCGTCCCCGAGATTCCGCAGCGTCTCCGCCACCGCGGGGCCGTTCTCCCGCGCATACGCCAAGAACTCGGCGAACGCCCCACCAGAGAACCCGTCGAACGTGCGAGAGAAATGCACCATCCCGTTGACGGCATCACGCAGCACACCGGTGGAGAACGCGGCGAACCGGTCCATCATCTCGCCGAACGCGCCCGACCCGACCCCGCCCGCCGCAATCGTCACGAACCGCTCCAACTGGCTCGCCGCACCCTGCACCAGCGGAGTGAACCCCGGCAGCATCCCCCGCAGCGTCGCAAACGCCTTCGTGAACACCGGCATCGTCGACGACGACAGGGCGTTCGACCACTTGTTCGTCGCGTCCCGCAACGCCCCGAACCCAGCCGTCGCCTCCCGCGTGGCCGGAGACATCTTGTCCAGCGCAGCCTGCATCTCGTTCTCGGCCTGAACCGCTTCCTTGCTGCCCTGGCCGTGCTTCCGCAGCGCATCCGCGTACTTGCCCTGCGCCTGCGTCGCCTCCGCCATGCGCACGATCTGCGGCGCGATCGCCAACCCGAACGCAGCCACGGCCGCACCCGCAGCGGCGATGTTCCCGGCCACCGGCACAGCCGCCGCCGCAACCGGCAACAGCGCCGGAGCCAGCAACAGCGCCCCTCGGAGCAGCCCGCGCATGCCCCCGGACGCCCGCCCCGAGGACGTGGACACCGTGCCGATCCGGCCCCGCAACCCGCCCAGGTTCCCCGCTAGACGGCGCACCACGTCGTCCAGGTCGCCCATATCCGAGCGCACCGTGCGGGTGCGGTCACCGAGATTGCCCAGGCGGGTTCCGGCCCCATCCGCCCGGTTGTCCAGCGTCCGCAGCGAGCGGGCCGCCGCAGAGGCCCGGTCCCGCAGTTCCCCAAGGGCCAAGGCCGCGGCTGCCGCACTGGCAGTCAGGCCGCGCAGTGACCTGGATGCCTGCTGGGCGTTGTCCTTCACCGCATCCAGAGCGGCGGCTGCTAGCCCCGCCTTAGCGGCAAGGGTTCCCATCGCCTGCCCAGCGCCCCGGGCGTCGCCCTTCAAATCCCGGACAGCCTTCGCCGTGGCGGTGATCTCCCCGGCCTGGCCGCTGAACCGCACGTCGATGTCGACCGGGGAGAGCGCCTTGAGGTCCGCGATTGCGGTCCTCACGCGGGCGAGACCAGCCTGCGTCTTGTCCTTGATGCCGACGGTGATCTGGGCGCCCTTGGCCTTGAGCCGGTCCAGGGCGCGAGTCACCGAGGCTGCGCCGGGCCCGGTCTTGTCCTTGATGCTGACCGGGATCTCCGCTGACTTCGTCCGCAGCTCGTCGAGCGCACGCTTCGCGGAGGCGACACCCGGCCCGGTCTTGTCCTTCACGGTCACGTCGATGGACGCGGCTTGCGCCTTCAGGTCCGTGAGCGCGGCCTTGACGCGGGTTACACCGGGCCGCGTCTGGTCGTCGAGGGCGACCTTGACCCTGATATCCCCGGCGGCGGCCCGCAGCTCAGTGAGGGTGCGCTGCGCCTCCCGCGCCTTGGCTGACATGGCGTTCAGGCCCTGCCCCGTGGCGCGAGCCTTCGCCTGGAGGGCGCCGAGTCCGTTGCCCGCACTGTCCGCGCGGTTGCCGAGCACGGCCATCGCAGTCCCGGCCTGCCCGGCACGCTGCGCCGTGGTACGCAGCGCCCCGGACGCCTGCATGGCATTGCTGCGGACCTTGTTCAGGGCGGCGTTGACCTGGGTGAATCCGGCGTTCGTCTGGTTGGCGACGCGGACCGTGATCTCAATATCGTTCGCCATCCGGGTCGCCCTCCTCTCTGTCCGGTGTGCCGAGGCGTTCGATCGTCAGTAGTCGCAGTAGCTCCGGGTTCTCTTCCATCAGGGAGGTGTAGGTGTAGCCGGGGAACCGTTGCAGCAGGCCGAGGATCAGGCGGGCACGGCGGAGCTCTCCGGGCTCAGTGACAGGGTTTCCATCGGAATCGATGCCTCCAGGGACGGATCGCCAGAGGGCGAGTCGTTGTCCAAAGGGGCGGGCACTCCGACGATCGCGGTGGTCCAGGCGTTGACGATCGCCAGGTTGAAGTCCGGGTCCTGCTCGTACAGGAAGTCGAGGGTCGGCGGGACCGAGGGGCCGTCCTCCGACTCGCCGACGTTCCAGGAGTGGAACTTTTCGATCATGAGTTCCAGCAGTTCGCGGAACTCGCTCGACTCCGCGTCGCTTTCGGCGACGGCGGTCTTCTCCTGGGCGTCGATGAGCTGGCGGGTGTTGAGCCCGTACAGGCTGACCTGCATGCCGTCGAAGTCGGTGTCTGCGAAGTCCAGCCTGTAGATCTTGCGGGGCGGCACGTAGGCCATGGCGGTTGCTCCGTTCAGCGGGCGCGGCGGGTCAGGTCGTCCACGTCGGAATTGCCCCATTTGCCAGGACTAGGGGCACAGACCACGTAAGCGCCCCGTCATCACCACGCGTCAGCGCGTAGTCCGTGGGCAGGAGCGTGACCGTCGGCGTGGTACCGAGGATCTGCCCGGACACGTTGAGAGTGATCTCCCTGGCCACGCTGGTGGACGGGACGGTCTTGAACACGTCGTGGGAGGCGTTCGACGCGTCGTTGAAGACGCCGTTCAGGGTCACCGATGCGTCGGCGAGGAGCAGCAGCCGCTCCATCGCCGACTTGTCGATGCCGGTCACGTCCTGGACCGCGCGGGGGGTGGAGAACTGGAGGTTGGTGATGTCGTTGCGGATGTCCCGCAGGGTGCCGCCGCTGTCGTCGATGCTGAGCGACGTCCACGCAAGGCCCGACTCTTTCGCCATGATTTACGCCCTTCTATCCGTTTCGGGTTAGCCGCGAGCGTGAAGCTCGGCGAGACGGCCCTGGTTCTCCTGAAAGTCCTCCACCCAGTCCGCCGGGCGCTGATGCCTCTGTGCCGGACCCGTCTGCTGCCGCCAGTCGCCGCCCTGTACCGCGAAAATCTCCGGCCGCGTCCTGTGATCGGCGAAGCACCGCTGCCCCGACTCGAACGTGAAAACGGTCAGTCCTGCCCCGGTGCGCTGCTCCCGGAACGTCCGCCCCGACCGCTGCCGGATGTACGCCGCCTGCTGCTTGCCGAGGTCCGTGGACTCGTCCACCGTGGTCTGCCAACCGTTGCGGCGCGCCGCACACCCGACCTGCTCACACGCCGCCCGCACACTCCGGTCAGTCGGCGAGGCGATGCTGAATGTCCGGTAGTCGCCCGGCTGTCCGACGGGTGTGATCCGAGTGAGAGGGCGCATGTCAGAAGTCCGTTTCCGTGATGTTGACGCAGGCCGCGACGACGAACGACAGCGAGGAGAAGCCGCCCGAGGTAGTGGTGACGACGCGTAGGTACCGCTCGATTTCGAGGCTGCTGGAGGTGGCGATCCGCTCGCTGGTCGGGCCGGACGTGACCTGGGTGAAGGCCCCGCCGGTCACGTCGGCGTAGGTGTCTGTGGCTCCGTCGTCCGCCGACGACTGGATCTTGATCGTCACGTCCGTGCCCGTGAACGAGATGACCTGCAGATACGCCTGAAGGCCGTACAGGGTCCGGGAGGAGATGTACGCGTTGCCCTGCACCGTCCACGTCAGCGGTGTCGCGTCCGTCAGCGTGTCCGACGCAGCGGAGGCGATCGGCGCGGCCACCGACGTCCCACCGATCCCGGACAGCACCTCCGCGCGGAAGATCTTCCCCGCCGCCCGGTTGACCGTGCCGCCGGTCTGCGACCCGAGTTCCAGCACTGCCGTTGAGGCGAAGATGCTGGTGGTGGCGCCGTTGGCCTGCGTCGTCCCCAGCTGCGTCCACGTCGAGCCGTCCGACGATGTGTAGAACTTCACCTCGGCGTCGGTGCCGCCCACGTCCACGTCCAGCGTCGCGCGGACCCACGTCACGCCGCCGTTGGACGCGGACACCGCAGCGCTGGACGTCTCGGACTTCTCCGCCGTGCCGTCCTCCGACCAGCGGAAAATCAGCGCACCGGTAGCGGTGACCGCCAGCGCGTATGAGCGCTGGTTGCCCGTCGCCGTGTACTTCGCGATCAGCGTGGACTCCGCCGCTGGCGTCCAGTCGTCCAGGGCCACCTTCACCCGCAGGTCGATGTCGCCGACGATGTCCAGTGACGCGGCGTCCGGTGTGGAGGCGTAGTCCCCGGACGTGCCGGTCACCCGCAGGTAGTCCTCACCCGAGTAGCCGAACTCCACCCCCGTGCCGTTGGCGGCGCCAGTGTCGGTGCGGGTCCCGGCGGTGAGCTGCTCGCCCCACTCCAGCCCGTACCCGTTGGCCTGCGACTGAAGAGCGATCGTCATCGCCCCGTCGTCGCCCCTCGTCGGCGCGTAATCGATCTGCTTCCCGACCAGGCACGCCGCCGGAGAGCCCAGGCTCGTGCCGCGCTGGTAGGTGATGATCCGGTTCGTCGTCGGCAGCGTGGACAGCTTGCCGTGCGCCGCCCCGGACGCCGGGTTGAACCACGACGACCAGTCGATCCCGCCGTCACGCAGGCCGCCGATCCGCTCAAAGCCACTCTTGTTGATGCCCGTGACCTCCAGCGGCGACGGCCCGCCACCGACACGGCCCAGGCTGCCGGTGTCACCGGACAGGTCCACACCGTCCACGATCAGGCCGTCACCAAGGCCCGAGGTCTTCGCCACTACGCCGCCTCCGTCCACAAGTCATTGACCACTACGGCCAAGCTGATCGTCGCGACCCGGTAGAGCTGGCCGTCCTGCTGGATGTAGCCCGCGCGGACCTCTATCGGCTGCCCGTGCTGCCCGAGCAGGTCGACCTCGCGCACCAGGCCGCCGAGGGTGAAGTCCCCGGCGTAGGCGGCGCACAGGGTGTCGACGGCGGCAACCAAGTTCGGGTCGATCGCGTCCGGCGGCTCTTGTATCGCCGACGTGTAGATCCTCACGTTGAAGATCAGCCGCACGGACAGGGACGCCAGCCCGGAGCTACGGACGGGCGCGACCTGGTCGGCCCACACCGCGCAGGTGAGTCCGTGGCCAGGGGCGTTGGCGGGCTCGTGGCCGTTCACGGCCTCGAAGTGCCCGGACGCCGCAGCGTGCGAGATGACCGCGTCGAGGATGCCCTGGATGTTGAGTGCCACGGTCAGCCCCCCATCTCGGGAAGGTGACGGGCGACGGTGCGCTCGGCCATCGTCGGCCCGGCCGTCTTGACGGCCTGCTTGGCGATCCGCCAATGCGGGTATCCGGCGAACCGGGTCGCGGGGGCATTACGGGACCCGACACCGGCCAACCATGGACCGTAGACGACGCCCTGGTCATGCACCCGCGCCGTGTCCGCCGTCACGACCTGTGTGATGACGCGGGATTCGTAGTAGCCAGTGGGGTGCCGGAAGAAGGCGCCCATCTCGCGGAGGGCGATTTCCTCGCCGAACTCGGCGATGTCGTCCCGCGCGTCCTCACACGCCCGGTCTGCGGCGCGCTGCGCCCGCCCGTCGAACAGCGGCCCGGATGCGGTGACGGTGACACTCATACCGACCTCACCCGCGCTTTCCGCCCGTGCGACCGGTACACCTGCGCTCGCAGGTCGGCCAGGCCCCGGCCGGAGGTCTCCCGCTGGTTCTCGCCCGAGCCCGAGGTGCGGGCGTATGCGGCCTGGCCCTGCGCCAGCTCGACCAGCGCCTCAGCCACGCACAGCGAGCGGACAGGGCCGGGCGGGTCCCACCGGTACACCGTGGCCCCGCTGTTGTGCGCCGCAGCCGTGGTACCGAGGGCACCCCGGACGACAGTGAACGAGTTGTACCGGTACACGTCCGCGCCCGTGGTGTGCGTGGCCAGCACCGACCCGTCCCACGCGCGCTTCACGGTCAGGAAATCGCCGGCGATGTCGACGACCAACATGCGCTCGGAGTCGATCAGGATGGTCTCCCCGGCGTGGAAGTGAGTGCCGGTGTCAACGAGGAACCGCACGCTGGCGACGGAAGCGGTGAGGTCGTCGCCGATGCCGCCGCCGGTGGTGAGCGCCGCCCGGCCGGTGATGATCATGCGTTCGTCGTCGATGCGGATGAGGCTGCCGACGCCGATGTCTGCCGAGTTGTGGAGCTGCACCTCGGTCTCGCTGGCGTCAAGCGCCTCGGTGACGGTCTCCACCACGGTTTCGTCGTTGCGGTAGCCGAACAGGCCGGTGACCGTGACGTCCCGCTGATGGGTCGAGCCACCGCCGAAAGCCGCGCTAGAAGAGAGGTCGATCTCGATGCGGTTGTACGGCGGCCCGGTCCGGTTGGGCTCCAGGAAGTAGTCCGTGCTCGCGATGGTCGTCCCGCCGCTGGACAGGGTGGCGACGGAGATCAGCTCGGAGTCGTCCAGCCACACCCGCCACGGACGCGCGCCGGTCGGCCAGTCGAAATACCGCGTGGCGGTCTCGGGGTAGAACCTGCGGTGACACAGGCCCTCGATGCTGCGGGAGGCGTTCTCCAGGGCGCGCATGATCCGCCTGTCGGCGCGGGCCGTCTCCTTGAAGTCCGGGGCTTCCTTGACGTCCTCGATGGTGGCGTAGAAAGGCAGGGTAGTCATGCGCCCACCGCCTCTCTCGTCAGGTAAAATGCAACGCGGGAGGAAGTGAATCCTCGACCCGACGGCAAAGGCAGGACAACGCGGTGAGCAATTACCCGAAGAACCGGCGCAGCGCCCCATGTAAACCGGGCTGCGAATGCGGCAAGCACAAGCCGCGCACACTCTCTCCCGAAGGAAGAGCCAAGGTCAGCGCCGCACAGAAAGGCGTCCGGGAGCGCCACGCTGATGGGTGCAGGTGCCGCCGCTGCTCCCCTGTGGACACCCGAAGGCACGGAGAGAGCACGCGTAAGCGGCGATCGCCCGAATACGCGGCTTGGCAGAACATGCGCGCCCGCTGTCTCCGTCCGTCTCATCCTCGCTACGCAGACTGGGGAGGGCGAGGGATAACCGTGTGCGAGCGCTGGTCGTTGTTCGAGAACTTCCTTGCGGACATGGGCCGTAGACCGACCCCTAAGCATCAGTTGGGGCGTATCGACAACGACGGCCCGTACGCGCCCGAGAACTGTCGATGGGAAACCACTGCCGAGCAGGCCATGAACAAACGCAACAGTCGCGCTCCCCGCACGGGCTAGCGTCATCTCTTGTCACCTCCTTCCTGCTGCTGGTCTCGGGTCCGGCTACTCGCCCGGCTCGTCCTCGTGCTCGCTGTCAGGCTCCGACCCATCGGCCGTCTGGCCGCCACCCGTCAAAGGGGCAGAAGAGCTGCCCGTCGGGGCCTTCTTGGAGCGGTTCGCCGTCTTGCGGGCACGCGACGGGCGGCTCGGCTTGCTCGGCTCGGTACTCGTCGGCGGCTTCCCGGGCGATGTCTCGGAGCTGCTCCCAGGAGATGGCTCCTCGCCTCCCTCTGGCTCTGACGGGCGACTGACGTCCGCGCCCTCGACCGCCTCGCCGCCGTAGCTGACCTTGGCGACGGGCTCGGGTTCGTCAGTGTCTGGCTGGGCGGCCGGTGCCGCCGCAGGCGCGGACTCGGCGGCGTCTTCGTCGGGTCCCTCCGACCAGGCGCCGCCTGTGACCTGCGCCCCGGCGATGGTCGGCCCACCATGGGCCGTGATCTTCGGCATGCCTGCTCCCTGCTCGGCGAAATCGGTAGACCCGCAGTGCGGGCACGCGAGTAGCCCCACCGCGAACGCGGTCGTGCAGTTCGCACATTCGTTCAGCACTGCGACCAGCTCCCTGTCCGATCGGCACCGGGGACACCTGGACAGCCACGCGCCATACGTCGCGGGGCAGTCCGGGCATCTCCAGCGCGGCGGCATGTCAGGCCGCCGCCAGCGTCGCGCCGTCGTCCAGCGGCACCCACGTCACAACCCACGTGATCGCCCCGTCTGTGCCAGCAGAGACAGACTCGATCTGGCCGGCAGCAAGGACGATCGGGGCGCGTAGCGTCTCCACCGCGCCGCCAGTGGTCAGGAACGACCCGCCCACATCACCGGTGAAACCGAGCAGGTCCCCGACCGGGGTGTCGGTCGTACCGATGTCCGTGGCCGCGAACAGGTCCACGGTGGTTCCCGTGGTCGGGTTGTGCTGCAACTTGTAGGAGTTCGCCACGGTGACGGCCGTGGTGACCACACCGTGGATCGACGTGAGCGCGACCCGGCCGTCAGCCACCGTGAACAACGCGACCGTGGACGCGGCCAAGGTGCCTGTCGACTTCGAAGCGCGGTATCCGAAGTTCAGGTTCCGGGCGTCCGGCCCCTGGATCATCCGGCTCATCAGGCGGCCACCAGCGTCGCGCCGTTGTCATACGGGATGTACGTCACAGTCCAGGTGATGGCGCCGCCGACCGGGTCAGCGGACAAGTTCTGCTCGATCGTCCCGGCCTGGAGGATGTACGGCGAGGAGAAGATCCCGTTCGCCTGCCCCACGGCGCCACCGACCAGCAGCGCACCGGGGGATGCCACGCTGCCCGCGATGTAGTAGGTCTGCTCGACGGCGTCCGTTTCAATGGCGACCGCGGTGCACAGGTCGAAGCTAGTACCGGCCGCCGTGGGGTTGTACACCAGCTTGGCGTTGGACCCGGTCGAGCCGATGGCGGTGGTGACCCGGCCAACCAGGCTGGTGACCACGACCCGGCCGCCAGCGATGGTGAACAGGGTCGTGGCACCGTTCGCGACGACACCGGTTGCTTTGCTGACGGAGGTGCCCAGCAGGATGGTCCGGAGCTGATCCCCGGAGATGATTGCCGACATGGTTCATGCCTCCTGTCAGACGGCCCAGGCCGGAAGGTTTTCCGGCTTGCGTTGGGCTTTGAGGCCGGACAGGATCGCGAGGACTCCGCCGATCTTGGCCTGCGTGGCGTCGGCGATGTTCAGCGACAGGTACTTGAAGCCGTCGGACAGCTGCGTGGCCAGGACCTCAAAGACGTAGATCTGCTCCACGTCAGCGCCGGTGTTGGTGACGGTGACCTCGGACCCGGCAGCCTGGGTGACCCGCGTCCAGACCTCATCACCGTCGAGGGTGGCCTCTTCCTTCTTGAACCAGGTCGTGATGATGTCCAGGTCCTGGGTCGTGCCGCCGGACAGCGCGGTGGACTCCTGAAGGTCGAAGACGAGGTCAGCGCCAGCGGTGCCCGCGTCGCCGAAGAACACGAAAGTGCAGCACTCGGCGTTCTTCATGTTGACCATGAGGCCGGTGTTGTCGGCGGTGTTGAGGTCGACGACGGACAGGGCGTTGGTGATGTCGAAGAGCTTGCCGAGCGCTCGCGCGTCGGTGGTCATAGCGGGTCCTGCCTTCCTGGCTGACGTGGGGCTTGGGGCGGGGTGTCAATGCCGCCTTGCTCACGCCCCGGGATGGGGTTGATTGCATCCCGGGGCACCGGATCAGGCGCGGGTCTGGACCTTGACGAAAGGCGACAAGGTGTTGGAACCGGTCTGGGGCGTGATCGCCGACTTGATCCACGGCTGGCCGTCGACCCGCTCGATCACCCTCATGGCCGTCTTGTCGTTGCCGAACTTGTAGTCAACGGACGTGTCGGCCTGCATGGCCTGGCGGTCACCCACCAGGTAGTAGCCGAAGTCCACGAAGTTGATGTCACCCGCGGTACCCACCGAAGAGACCTTCTCGGTGAAGACGACCGGGCGGCCGAGGATCGTCACCGGGGGCGCGCCGGCGCCGTCGCCGTTGCCGATCCACACCGCGGACCCACCCGTCCCGACGGACAGGGCCATGGTGGCCAGCTCCGGGAACGTGTCCATGTGGGCAACCCACACCGCACTGCCGAGCGAGCTGGGGAGCATCCGGGAGTAGGCCTTGACGATGTTCTCCCACACGATCGTCCCGGCGGTCTGCCCGGTCTCCTTGGTGACCGACACGGCCGCGTCAGCGTTGAGGAACCCGATGGGCTGGCCGACACCGTTGCCGGAGGTGAACGCCACGTCCTCGAACCACATGATGGCGTCGGGGTACGCGTCACGCATGAACGCTTCGAGGGAGATCAGCGAGTCCTGGAACAACTCGTTGGGGATCTCGCTGTAGACCGTCAGCTTCTTGGCCATCAGGTTGATGCGGCCGAACGTCGGCGAGCTGTCGGTGAGAGACCCGCCCTCTTCGGTCCAGTAGCCGACGATCCCGCCGTGCACGCTGGATGCGTTGCTGGTGGAGTCGATCGTCGGGAACGGCACGCTGAGCGTTTCCATCGGGATGACGCGTGCCCGGGAGCGGACGACGGCCTTCTCCAGCGACACCCGCAGCAGTTCGGAGCGCAGGTACTCGGGAATGAGGAACCCGCCGTCGGACGGCACAGTGGACCCGAAGCTGTTCTGGATCTTCTTGATGCGGGTCTTCGCGGCCAGTGACTCCGAGGTGCCCGCCGCAGACCAGATGTTCGACAGGTAGTCGGCCCAGTTCCCGAACTCTCTGTCGAGCTGCGCGCCCGGGGCCTTCGGGTTGTAGTGCTTGGAGCGGGCGACCGGCTGCGCCTGCGGGTTGAGGTTGAGGCGGTTGATGCCGTCGATCCGGTCGCCGCGCAGGAGGTCGGCGAACTGCCGCTGGGTCTCGTCGCGGATCTGCTGCTCGATCCCCGGGTCCTTGGCGGCCTGGCCCTTGGCGTAGTCGAGGACGAAGTCCTTGAGGGAGTCCTCGGACTTGAGGATCTCCTTGCGCTGTGCCGGGTCGTGGAGCATTTCCTCCAGCTCGTCGGCGTTGCGCGGGGCGGTCAGGGTGGGTGCCACTGCGGCCTCCTTCAGGCTGCTGTCGCCGCGCTGGACGGCTGGGTGAGGTGTTGGGTGAGTGCGGCCCAGTCGTCCGGGGCCGGGGGCTGGGTGAGGTGGGCGACCACGGCCGTCCACTCGTCGGCCTCGGGCTGCTGCTCCGGCTCGGGGTCTGCTCCGGGTTCGGATGCCGGGGGCTCAACGGCCGGTTCCGGCGTGACGGGCTCTGCGGCTGGGACGGCGGGCTCGGGTTCCTCGACTGCGGGCTCAACCGGCTCGGCGGGGTCCGCGACAGGTTCCGGCGGGTCCTCGGCTGACGGCTCTACTGCGGCGGGCGCGACCGGGGCGGCGGGCTCAACGGCAGGCGCAGGCGTGGGCGCAGGCTCGGCAACCGGGGTGACGGCGTTACGGATAGCGGCGGCGACTCCCTCGCCGATGGCCGCCCCGATGCTCGCACACAGGGCCACGTCGTGCGCCACGGGGGCCGGGGGCTGCGGCGGGGGCGCGGACTTGGCCGCCTTGGCTGCTACCGGCCGAGGGGTGGGGGCGGCGTCACGCCCGGCGTAGCGGAACACCGACAGGTCCCACTTCGCGGCCATCGCAGGCTCCGGCTCGGTGGGGTCGGCGGGCTGGTCCTCGCGGCGGGACGGCTTCGCCACTTCATCGGCGAGCCCGAACTTCACCGCCTCCTCGGCCGAGAACCACGTCTCCACTTCCATCCGGGAGCGCCACTCATCGACCGTGCCGCCCGCGCGATCCGCGTATACGGCGGCGATTCGCGTGCTCTCCCGGTTGAGGTCGTCGACCATCTTCTGCATGTCGGAGGCGTTGCCGATACAGAGCCCGGCCGCTTCGTGGATCATGAATTCGGCGAACTGGCCGACGATGATGCGGTCACCGGCCATGGCGATCACGCTGGCGATGCTCGCGGCCAGGGAGTCGACGTACGTGGTGACAGTGGCGCGGTGTGCACGCAACGCCTCGAAGATCGCGAACCCGTCGAAGACCTCGCCGCCGGGGCTGGAGATGTGAAGGTTGATCTGTCGGGCGTCGATGGCCTTCAACTCGGCGATGAAATCAGAGGCGGTGACGCCGAAATAGCCCACCTCGTCGTATATGGCCACCTCTGCGACGCCGGTGTCAGCGTTGTTGCTGATCTTGTACCAGTCGCCGCGGCCCTGCCGGAGCGTCGCTGTGAGGCGGGCGGTCTTGAAGTGTTCACGCTTCGGCATCGGTCCTCGCCTCCTGCTCGACCGGCTCAATGCCGATCTCCCTGAGCGCCTGGTCCCACGACTCGAACCGAAGTGCGCGGTCGTCGATGTACGCGACGGCGGCGAGCTTGCGATCGGTGACCAGCAGCAGCCCGCGCGTGTTCCAGAACGGCTTGCGGCGGCCGTACCAAGTGCGCCTCGACCACGTCGTGCACTCGAAGCCGTAGCCCGACATGCGCTCAATCCAGCGGGCGACCTGCTTGGGGTTGCGGGTGGTGTGGATGAATACCGCGTGTTCCTGCATCAGCTGGGCTAGGGCTGTGACGGCGCCGGGCTTCCAGTCGCCGTAGATGGTGCCGTCGTGCCAGCCCTTCTCGTAACTGTGCAGGACGCCGTCGAAGTCCACCGCCACCGTGGCCATCAGGTGGCCTCCTCGGCGGGCGGGGTCCAGCCGAGCCGTGCGAGCAGGTCCCGGGTCTTCTCCGTCATGACGATCCGCGGGTTCTCCACCTCGGTGGACAGGTCGCGGACGTTGAGGCCGAGCGTCGCGGTCGGCCTGCAGCCGACGCCCACCTGTAGGGACAGGCCCGTCAGCGCCCCGGTGACGTCCTCGCCGTCGAGTTCGACGGTGGTTCCGCCGGGGAGTCCGGTGCCGGTGATGCGGAGCGCGCCGGGGCGGTTGCCTTGTGTGCTCATGCGCGCTCCCGTCCGCTGGCGGCATTCACCGAATTCCGGTGTTCGGCATTCGCCAGTCGGGGTCATTGTGCCCTACGGAATGCGGTTTCGAGCATGCCGATGTGGGGTCTGACCTGCGGGAACGTGTTTGTATCGTCGCTGTATCGCGGGTGTCCCATTTGATTAACGCTGGAATTCTGTGGCGCGTCGGCATTGGGTGCGTGAAGGCTCGTATTCACGTATCATGCCCGTGTATGGACACGAACACTGCGCAGGAAAAGGACGCCGAGCGGGCCGAGCGGCTTGCCGAGCGGGTGCGTGCGGCGCAGTTGCCGCCGCCGGAGGAGCGGTTGCGGATCCGCCGGGATGCGCGGGTGACGCTGCGGGACATCGCGGATGTGTTGAGCGTGACGCCGATGACGGTGCACCGGTGGGAGTCGGGCGAGGTGCAGCCGCGTCTGGATCAGGCTGCCGCGTATGCGCGGGTCCTCGCCAAAGTCCAAGCGGCCACCGTCAGAAGGGAGCAGGCTGGTGCGTGACTACATCGCCGACATGAGCGCGGCCATCGAGGACGCCATCCCGGAGGGGGACTACGCCGCGCCTCTGGTGGCTGCCGAGCTGGTCGAGAAGCTGCGCGCCACCGACCCCGGTCTCTTGTCTGGGTGGCTGGACCTGCGCGCGGCCGTGTTCCTGGCAGACACCATCGCCCGCCGCTCGAACAGCAAGCGGCAGGCCGCCCGCGTCGGGGGTCCGCGCCGCGCGTTCGCTGAGGCGGCCCAGCGGTTCACCGAGCAGACCGACCCCGCGATCCTCGCCCCGTTCGCGACCGAGTACGTGATCGACGCGGAGAACACCCGGCGCCGGGTGGCGGACATGACCGGGCCGGATCACCGGTTCGTCGCCGCCGGGTACGCCGAGTCGAAGCGCACGGCGGCGCTGCTGGAGAAGTTCCACGTGGCGGTGGCGCGGAAGGTTGGGGATCGGCGGACGGCTGAGGTGATCAGTGAGTCCGAGTATCTGGCGATGCTGCGTTCGATCACTGGTCCGGCGCCGGTTCAGGCTGCGTGATCCCCGTGAAGTCCCATGGCCGACACACCGCGCCCCACGCCGACTTCCCACCCCGCCTCCCTATCGTCCGGCCCCTGTCGACTCGCCCCCTCGTGTCAACGCCACGCCGCTCGCTGCGCTCCGCCTCCATCCGTGCCGACTCCCCAGCCCTGTTCGCGCCTGGCCGTGACAGCGCTACCCATTTCTGCCCTCGCCGACTTGCCCACCCTCGCCCGTGCTCCTCGTCCCGGGCCTACCCGGTCCCCATCGACTGCTCCGCCCGCCCCCACCCGCGCTGTCCCCGCTCAGCCCCGCCCCGCCCATGCCGACTTCCCGTGGCTGCGCCCATCAGCCCCGTCCTCTCCGACCCACATCGACTTGCCTTCCCGGGCCGCCCCACGCCTCACCGGCCCGCCCCGGCCCGCCTCGCGTCGACTGCCCTGATCCGCCCACCGCTGCCCTGGCCGCCGCTGCCCATGCCGACTTCCCTCTTCATCCCTTCTCGTCGCATCCCATGCCGACGGCCCGTTTCCCCGCCTCCCGGCACACCTCATCCCTTGCCGACATGCCAGCCCCCGCCGGCCCGACTCCTCCCCGCCCCGCCCGTCCCAGCCCGCGCCGACTGCCCTGTTCCGGTCCGACCTTCCCCAGCCCGCCCCATCTCAGGTCGACCTCCCGGCCCTTCTCGCCACAAGCCCTCCCCACCCGAACCGACGACCCGGAGCCCTACCCTCCGATCCGCTCACTCCGGACCGACCCCCGTCGACTCCTCAGCCCCACTCCGCCCTGCGCGCGCCTCTTCACCCCTTCGCGACTCCCCATCCCACCCCACCGCCGCACAGCCCCCGTCGCCTCCCGTCTTCCCTCGCCGACTTCCCGGCCCCGCCCCGCACCACCCGTCACGTCCCGTCTCACGCCGACTACCCAGCCCCGCGCTCTTCCCGCCGTCGCGCTCCTCTGCGCCCCAAGTTTCGCCGACTCTTCATCGCCATCCACTCCCGCGCGCCTTATCCCACGCCGACGTCCCGAGCTCAGCACCCACACCCTCACGTGCCCCGCCCCCTCCGACAGACCCAGCCCTACCAACCCGGCCCGGCGCGCGCCGA